ATTGATACTCTTGTGCTATCTAGATTGTTTAATCCAACACGTGATGGTGGTCATGCACTTGAGTCTTGGGGATATAAGTTAGGCTATCCTAAGATTGAGTTTAGTGATTATCAAAACTATTCTACAGAAATGTTAGACTATTGTGTTCGTGATGTACAATTAAATACTCTTGTACTTAGTGAACTTCGTAAGGAGTCAAAAGGATTCTCAAAAGAATCTATTGATCTTGAGCAAGATGTTGCAAAGATTATCAAGGGACAAGAACTTAATGGGTTTAAGTTTGATATGCATTCAGCACAGATACTTCTTGCAGAACTCAGAGAGAGAATGCAAAAGATTGAAGATGAAGTGCATACCACATTCAAGCCTAAGTGGGTGGATACTAAACAGGTTACACCTTACATCAAGAAAGATGGTAATTTATCTAAGCGTGGTCTTACTGATGATGAATATCAAAGATGTTTAGATACTGAAGACTACTCACCATTCATGCGACAAACATTACAAGAGTTTAATCTTGGTAGTCGTAAACAGATTGGTGAATATCTAATTGACTTTGGTTGGAAGCCTGAGAGGTTTACACCTACAGGTCAGCCGATTGTAGATGAAAAAACATTATCAGAGATAACTCATATCCATGAAGCAAAACTTATTGCTGACTTTTTATTACTACAAAAACGTATTGCTCAAGTTGATTCTTGGGTAGAAGCGGTACAAGAGGATGGTCGTGTACATGGTTTTGTTATTCCTAACGGTACAATTACCGGCAGAATGACACATAGAAAGCCTAACATGGCTCAAGTACCTTCAGTTAGTAGTCCATATGGTAAAGAATGTAGAGCCTGTTGGACTGTTGATGAAGGTAATGTCCTTCTTGGTGTTGATGCTAGTGGTCTTGAGATCAGAATGTTAGCACACTATATGGATGATAAAGACTTTATAAAGGAGATACTCGATGGAGACATACACACAGCTAATCAAAGAGCTGCAAAACTTGAATCAAGAAATCAGGCAAAGACATTCATCTATGCACTCATGTACGGAGCAGGAGATGAAAAGCTTGGCAAAGTGGTTGGAGGAAATACGTCAGATGGAAAAAGAGCTAGAGAACATTTCTTCGATAATAAGCCTTCATTTAAATCTCTTAGAGATAGAGTTCAAAGAGCAGCAAACAAAAAATATCTCAAAGGATTAGATGGTAGAAAGCTATACATAAGAAACAATCATGCAGCATTGAACACACTACTACAAGGTGCTGGTTCAATTGTTATGAAGAAAGGTTTGTCTATACTTGCCAATCGTTTAGAGTTAAGTATGACACCTTTTAAATTTGTTGCCAACATCCATGATGAATGGCAGATAGAGGTATCAGAATGCAGAGCCAATAAGATTGGTACTCTTGCAGTTGAAAGTATTATTGATGCCGGTAATCATTTTAATCTTAGATGTCCGCTAGACGGAGAGTTTAAGATAGGGAGAGATTGGAGTGAAACTCACTAAACAATCAACGTTATTCCCTGATGATCATAATGAGTTATTATTTGAAGATGGTAAAATATGTATTAAGTGTGAAAAAAAACTTCCGCTTACTGCATTTAGCCCTGCTTCAGGAGGTAATTTTTTAAGACCTGAATGTAAATCTTGTAACAATCATTTAAGTAAGGCTAGAAAATTATTAAAAGAAAAACATGGGATGCCTCAAGACGATGACTATAAGTGTCCTATATGTTTAGGTTCATCCGATAAAGTCAATGGATTAGGAGGAAAAAAATCAGGAGCATGGGTCATAGATCACTGCCACGAAACAGAATCATTCAGAGGTTGGTTATGTCACACATGCAATCGCTGTCTTGGTGGATTCAAAGATAACATAGAAATTTTAGAAAGAGCAATAAAATATTTAAAAAAACATGACAAAGAAATCAAAAACTCTTGACACATTAGTGTCTGACATATATAATAAGATTAGTGTCCTATCAGAAGGTCAGCACATTGATCTAGACGAAGACACTATTGAACAGTTTGGAGAGTCTATGAAACAGATTCTTTACGATTGGTCACATCCTAAACCACGTGGTAATGCTACGCTACGTATGTCTAACATAGGTAGGAAGCCACGTCAATTGTGGTTTGATATGAGAACAGAGGATACACAATCAGAGTCTATCCCACCTCATGTCTTTATTAAGTTTCTCTACGGGCATTTGCTTGAGGAGATTCTTTTGTTTCTGATAAAACTATCAGGACATAAAGTTACAAACGAACAAAAAGAAATAACAGTCAGTGGAATCAAAGGTCACATGGATTGTGTGATTGATGGTGAAGTTGTTGATATTAAAACTGCTTCAGGTTTTGCATTCAAGAAGTTCAAAGATGGAACACTTGCAGAACAAGATACGTTTGGTTACATGGCACAACTTGCCGGTTACGAAGCAGCAGAGGGTACAAACAAAGGTGGCTTTCTTGCTATGAACAAAGAGTCAGGTGAGTTAGCTTTGTTTAGACCTGATGATTTTGATAAACCAAACATTAAGAAAAAGATTACAGCAGTTAAGAAAGCTATTAAGTTAGCTAATCCACCGGAGTTATGTTACAATCCTGAAGCCGATGGTAAATCAGGTAACATGAAACTCCCTCGTGAGTGTATGTATTGTAGACACAAGTTTGAATGTCATAAAGATTCTAACGAAGGACAAGGGTTACGAGTATTTAAATATTCTAATGGGTTAAGGTATCTTACCAAAACACCTAACCCACCAAAAGTTATAGAGGTTACAAATGAGTGGAAGCAGAAATAAAAAATTAAGACGTAGAGCAGAGGAACTATTGATAGAGTGGTTACGCACAATGGTTCCGGATGGAGAGGATACATCTAAGATTAATAAAAATAATCTAAAAGATTTTCTTCCTGAACAAACTCACATCTTTGCAAACAATAAATTTTTATTAAGTGCATACAGCTTACGTTGGTTTTATAAACAGGTAAAAAGAAATCCTAATATTACATTACAGGATTTAAATGCCTAAGAGAGTACCTAGAAAACCAAGACCAAAAAAGATTGGAGTACCAAAAGGGTATGACAGTTTATGGGAGTATGACATTCACCAAGACTTCTTAGGTGATTGGAAACACCACCATGATGTCATACCATATGTCATACCACATAAGTATGAGCCTGACTTTGTAAGAGTTATAGATGGTAAAACTATTTTACTTGAAGCCAAAGGTAGATTTTGGGATCATGCTGAGTACAGTAAATATATTTGGATACGAGAAACATTCAAAGAAAAAGTTGAAGAGTATGAGTTAGTATTCTTTTTTCAAAAACCTTACTCGGCTATGCCGGGAGCAAAGGTTAGAAAAGATGGAACAAAAAGAACTCATGCTGAATGGGCTGAGACAAATGGTTTTAGATGGTTTAGTGAAGAAACATTACCGGAGGAATGGAAGAGTGGCAAAAATTAATTATAAATTTAATGAAGAAAAATTATTACAAGAACTTGCAAAGTATATTAATAATACTTATGGTCAACATTATGCAAGTGATAAGTACCAAGCAACCGATGTTATCATTGATTCAGGTCATGGTGAGGGCTTTTGCTTGGGCAATATAATGAAGTATGCAAAGAGGTATGGTAACAAAGAAGGTAAGAACAGAAAAGACTTGCTAAAAATACTACACTATGGTATAATAATGCTTAACGTACACGACACGGAGAACACGTAATGGTTGAAGACAAAGTAGGACCAAAGGAATACTTAGGAATAAAGATTAATTATGATAATGAGAAAAGACTAGATAAGTTTAGTCTTGATACATTGAAGGATAGATATTTTACAGGAGAAGAAACCCATGCCCAAGAAGCATTCGCAAGAGCCTCAGTCTTCGGAGCAACCTACAAAGGTCATACAGATTTTGAACTTGCTCAACGACTTTATGAATACAGTTCCAAGTGTTGGTTCATGTTTAGCACTCCTATACTTAGTAACGGGGGAACAAGTCGTGGGCTTCCTATTAGCTGCTTCCTTAATTATGTTCCTGACAGTCGTATCGGTTTATCAGCTCATTATGATGAGAACATATGGTTGGCAAGTTCAGGTGGAGGTATTGGTGGATATTGGGGAGACGTTAGGTCTAACGGTGTATCTACTACTCACGGTAGTAAGTCTACTGGTTCAATCCCCTTTATGCATGTCGTAGACTCTCAGATGTTAGCCTTCAATCAAGGTGTAACAAGACGAGGTAGCTATGCAGCTTACATGGATATTTCTCATCCTGAGATTGAAGAGTTTATCAACATGAGAAAAGAATCAGGTGGAGATATCAATCGTAAATGTTTAAATCTTCACAACGCTGTCAACGTTACTAAAGAATTTTTAAAAGCTGTAGAAGAAGATGCAGAGTTTAGATTGGTTGACCCTAAATCTAATGAAGCTGTAAAGGTTGTTAGTGCTAGAGATTTATGGTGGCAACTAATTAATGCTAGAGCAGAAACCGGTGAGCCTTACATTGTCAACATAGATAATTGTAATGATGCTTTACCACAAAAACAAAAAGACTTAGGACTAGAAATCAAACAAAGTAATTTATGTTCTGAGATAAC